TAAACCTTATTGACTTTAGGTCCGTAGTTGCTGATGAGATTCACAGATCTAAGGACCCCAAAAGCAAGCAGACTAGAGCGCTTTGGGCCGCAACAGGTACCGCAGATATTAGGTATGCACTTACTGGAACCCCCATTGCTAATGACGTAGTTGACTTGTGGCCCATCCTTCATTGGCTAGATCCTAGAGAGTGGCCGAGCAAAACCAAGTGGATTGACCGATACGTAAACACCATGATAAACGCCTTCGGCGGAATGATGGTTATCGGCCTAAAGCCAGCCATGACAGATGAGTTCTATGCTGGCATCAATCCTCGTATGCGTCGCATGTTGAAAGCCAAGGTTCTGCCTTGGCTACCTAAGGTTATGACCGAGCGCCGTGACGTCGAGATGGGCGCTAAGCAGCTCAAGGCTTATAAGCAGATGCTAGAAAACATGATTGCCATGCTGGGAGCCGACGAAGACTCCGGTCTTACTGGAGATGCTTTAGTTGCCCCCAACCCACTGACTCAAACGTTACGTCTGCTTCAGTTTGCTAGCGCCTATGCCCAGATAGAGGTTTCTGAGTCTGGAGAAGAAAAAGTAATATTGTCAGACCCGTCCTGTAAAGTCGATGCTCTTATGGATGACATGGAAAATGGCGATTTTGGGGACGACTCTGTAGCTGTTTGCGCGGTATCTAGGCAGCTTATCGAGCTACTAAGTGCCCGACTAACAAAAGAAGGGATATCCCACGGTCTTATTACTGGTGCTCAAGACGCCGATGAGAGACAAAAATCTATTGATGACTTCCAGAACGGTAAGACTAAGTGGATCCTTTTCACTGCCCAGGCGGGTGGTGTTGGAGTTACCTTGACAAAGGCACGTCGTCTTGTTATGCTTCAAAGACCATGGTCTCTTGTCGACTATCGTCAGGCTCTAGATAGAGTTCACCGAATCGGCTCTGAGATCCATGACTCAATTATTATCACCGATTACGTTACAGAAGGCAGCATAGAAGAAAGAGTTATCGAAGCTCTAGATGTTAAGTCAGACAACTTCGACGAAATAGTTAAAGATAGAGCAAAACTACTTGAGATGCTAAAGAACGGAATGCCGAATACATAATGACAACTACAGAACCAATCAGAATCTCTAACTCAGAGATTCAAACATTCAAAGACTGCCGACGTCGTTGGTGGCTAACTTACTACCGCCGGTTGCGTCCTAAGATGCAAGACTTTACTGGTGCTCTCGCTTTGGGGTCTCGCATTCACGAAGCCCTGGATCGTTATTACTCGACCGGCCAGCCCTTACTGGATGCACACGCTGATTTAGTGAAGGAAGACCTAAAGAAACTCACTGACGAGTACCGTGACACAAGCAGCTTGGAAACTGAAGCAGAGCTGGGACGCGTGATGCTAGAAGGCTACCTAGAGTGGGTAGAGCTTGAGGGCATTGATGCTGAGCTTGAGATGATCTCTACAGAAGAAATTCTTGAGCGTCCAATGATGGATGGCAAGGTTATTCTTCAGGGAAAGATTGATATGCGCGTCCGTCGTAAGATCGACGGGGCTCGCATGATTCGTGACTTCAAAACTGTTGGTGGATCCTTCTCTGACTTTGGTGCTATGGCTCACATGAATGAGCAGGTCAAGACTTACATGCTTCTGGACGAAGTTCAGAGTGCAGAAGATGGCAATAGAACTGACGGTGCTATCTTCACAATGCTTCGTAAAGTAAAGCGCGGTGCTTATGCTAAGCCACCGTTCTACGATCAGATTGAAGTACGCCACAACAGATTTACATTAAGAGCTTTTCTAGAGCAACTAGAAGGCACACTCGAAGACATGCTACGCGTCCGCGACGCGTTGGATGCTGGAGAGAGCCACTACAAAAATGCATACCCTACTCCAAGTAAGGACTGCAAGTGGAAGTGCCAATTCTTCGCTACTTGCCCGCTATTCGACGACGGTTCCGCCGCCGAAGCAGCAATTAGTGATGCGTTCGTGGTCGCCGACCCGTACGGTTATTATCAATCAAGTGAACAGAAAGGAAGTGAGTAATGAGTAATGCAGTTGATCGCAGTTTAACAATTATGGTTTATGGCGAATCAAAGGTTGGCAAGTCCAGCTTTGCTGTAACAGCTCCATACCCACGCCTAATGCTTGATGTTGAGGGAGGCCATCGCTTCCTACCAATCAATGTTAAGTACTGGGACCCTTTGACTGAAGAACCTCCACAGGCAGACGGGACTTGGGACACTGTTGTGGTCCAGGTCCGTGACTACGATGTAGTCATTAAAGCTTTCCAGTGGCTTCAGTCAGGTAAGCACCAGTTCAAGTCCTTGATCATCGACTCAATCTCTGAGTTGCAGGTCAAGTGCATGGACAATATTGCAGGGACCGAACAAATGAAGATGCAGCAGTGGGGCGAGCTACTTCGCCACATGGGTGCACTACTTCGTGACCTTCGTGACCTAACAATGCACCCAACTCAGCCTCTTGAGGCTGTAGTGCTGACTGCTATGGCTCGTAAGGGTCAGGATGGCGTATACCGTCCTTATCTGCAGGGTCAGCTAGCAATTCAGGCCCCGTATTTCTACGACATCCTGGGAGCTATCACGGTAGAAACTATGCCAAACCCAGATCCACTTCAGCCTCCTTATCAGGTGCGTCGCATGTATGTTGAG